CAGCAAGGTGCTTTGGGGCAAATCCATACGGGTGAGTAAGCACATGTCAGAAACCCGCAATGGCGAGCGGAATGGCCTTGAACTGGTCGGTGTCGCCGACCCGCTCATACAGCCGGATGTAGTCCTTGGAGCCAACCACCTGGCAGGCTTCGCCGATGGCCTTCATCGCCCGCTGCCAGCGTTCGTCGGCGATCTCCAGGCGGCGCAGGGCGAGGACGCGGGCGGTACGGATTTCGCCCTTGGTGTCGGTGCGGAAGGCATCGTTGACCAGCGTGACGACCTCGGGACGGGCGCCCTCGGTCCATTCGAGCAGGCACTCGTCGATCAGGGCCCGCGCAGCTTGCAGGCGCTCGTCGAACTGGACGGACTCCTGTACGGCTTTCTTGAGCATGTAGCGGCCGTCGAAGGACAACAGCGAGACGTTGCCTTTCTTGCCGCCGAGCTTGACGCCGTACTGTTCAACGGAGAGGTCGACGAAAGCCGCGACGTCGCCAAAGGCGCTGTCCTTGAACTCGGCCAGCAGCTTGCTAAGGGACTTGGCCTTTTCCACCAGCTCCAGCACCAGCTTGTCGCGGGCCTGGTCGATGGGCTTGATGAGGGACTCATGCACCAGGCGGCCCTGGGCGTCTTGCCGGTAGCCGGCGGGAATTGCGGAAGCGGTCATGGGGTTGCTCCTGTTGGTCAATGGAAAGAGAGGTCGAGGGGGCTCGCGAAGTCGCGGTAGCTGATGGGTTCGGCCCAGGCCACCACCACCCCCTGGAACATCGCGCTATAGCGGGTGCTGCCTGCCGTGCCTTGGCGTTGGTAGCCGGTGAGCAGCCCTTGCCGTAGCAAGTGGCGGCCGTCTTCCGGGCTGATGGTCAGGCGGCTTTCGGCCGGCTCGATGCGGTGCAGGCGAATGCCCAGGCGTTGCAGGTCACGGGCGGCGCTGTTGAACGTCCGCAGGTTCTCGGCGAGTTGCGGGGTCAGGACTTTCAAGGGACGGCTAGTGCTGGGTTGCATGGCTCGCCTCCAGGGCTTTCGCGCAGTTGGGGTTGTGGGTGCAGTGCTGGCAGGCCTTCCACTTCTGCATCGCCTGCGGGTTGTGGGTCGGGGCCTTCAGTTCGCGGTAGCTTTGGCACTCGACCACGCTGATGGTCGAAGCCAGTGCCGGGCAATCCAGGTTGCCGAGCGCTTCGACGACGCGGCGCTCGACAGCCTTGGTGCTGGGCGACGGGTAGCGGTTGGCGAGCACCAGGCTGACGGCGGAGCGGCTCATGCCAATGCGCTCGCCGGCTCGGGTGCGGTTGCTCTGCTCGACTTCGGCGGCCAGCAACATCACCCACTGCGGGGGCTGCTCGCCCCAGGCGGACAGGTCGACGTGAGTCATGCGCGCACCTCGCGCAGCAGATCGTTGAGCCGGCGCAGTACCTCAACGCCCTCGGTACGCTCGCTGTCATCCGGGTGGAACTGGGCCACCATGCGGTCGGCCAGCCTGCCGACCGGCTTGGTCGCCGCATACAGATCGGCCAGCAGCTTCTCCAGGCGGGCTTTTTCCAGGCGCAGGCCGGCCAGCTCGGGGCTTTCTGGCGCATTTTTGCTCCACACCACCTGGTCGAGGTTCGGGTCATAGACCTGCTCGTAGGTGTTGCGCTGGTAGACCGGGTGTTGCGGGCCGGTGTAGCGCTGCGGCACCAGCGTGTATCGGGCGGGAACTCCGGGCGTCCCACCGGCGCGGGTGACATAACCGGCGTTGGCCAGCCCCTGCAGGTAGATGCGGGCGGCCTGTTCGGTCATGGTCACGCCGTTGACGCTGGCGTGTGTCGCCGCCTCGGCCGCGCTCAACGTGTTGAGGATGCGCAGGGTGCGCCAAATGTTCTCAACGCCGGACGCTGGTACTCGTTTGCCGTGCTTGTTGATTCGCGGCGCCTCGCCGCCTTCATCTTTCTCCAGACTCCAACGGAAGTTGCGCTTGCTCAGTACCTCCAGGCGCTGAACGATGCCGGCCCTGCTCAGTTCGCTCAGGTAGCAATGCACAGCCTCGTCGTCTTGACCGGACAGGCGCGCAACGTTGTAGGTGGTCAGGCCCTTCGGGTCGCGAGACAGCGAGCGGATGGCTTCCCACATATGTTGGCGCGGGGTCTTACCACCGACCATGTTCAGGTGCGCGGGTTTGCAAGACATGCTTATGCCCTCCGCGCCGCAGGGGCTTCGCCGGTAAACCAACCACGGTTGCCCCACTGAGCCATGCCGACTTGCTCGATGCCGAGCGCCTGAGCTTCGCCATTGACCCGGTAAAGATTCACCGCCGCGCGGCGCAGGCAGCCGCGGGTTTTCTTGCGCAGGTCATCGAGCAGTTCGTCGTCGATGGTCAGGGTCGGGTAAGTCGCCTGGGCCAGGCTACGCAGGTCATCGAGCGTCGCGGGCTGTGCCGGAACCCACTCCAGCACACGGTTATGCAGGCGCTCCAGCTTGGCCAGGCTGGCGGGCACCCGTTCCTCGCCGATCAGCACGATGGTTCCCTGGCTGGCGTTGTAGATGTCGGTCAGGACGTTGGCGGTGGCCTTGTCCAGCAGGTACTGGACGTCATCCACCAGCAGCGGCCGGCCGGAAAGTGAGAGCTGCTCGGCCACTTGGTCGACCATTTCGCTCAGTGTGCGGCTCGGCACCATCCCCATCTCACGCAGGATGGCCAGCAAGAAAGCCTTTTTGGTCCAGGTGTCGCGGCACTCGACGTAATAGGCGCGATGCATGTTGGCGGCGAAGGCGGCGCTTATCGACTTACCCAGGCCGGATGCGCCGTACATGACGACCAGGCCGGGCAGGCCCACCGGACGCTGCAGAGCGCGGTCGATGGCGCTGGACAGCAAACCGACATTGGTCAACGGGACGATCTTGGTAACGCTCATTGTTCACTCCTTTGGCCACTCTCCGGCGGCGTTGGTTTCAGGCGTTGGCCACCAGCACGCCGGCCTCGAAGACGCGGCGGACGGAAGCGAGGTCGGGGTTCTTGGCGTAGCGCTCCAGCCACTGGGATTCAGCACTGGTCAGGGCTTCGCCGGCATCGCGGCGGGATGCGAGGCGGTTCCACAGGTGATAGCGGGATACGCTGTCGTCGGGCAGGACGAAGGCCGGCTCTGCCTCGGCGATCAGTTGGGCGGCGTACTGGCGCGCATCGGCCAGTTGTTCCGGGGCCAGCACTGCGCTGGCCTGGGCCTGCGGCATAACGCGGATTTCCACGTCTTGCCCGGTCAGCGTTTTGGCCTTCTTCACCAAGCGGGCCAGTTGGCCGCGTTCACGCTTCTCGGCGGCCTTCTCCAGCAGGGTCTGCGGCATGGCCGGGGTGGCGTTGCCATCGAGCAGCGCCTCGCCGATCAGTTCGCCGTCCATGGTGTGTACCCACACCCGGCTGGCGTCACGGAAGTCATAGGCAACGCGGACCTCTTCGCCATGGAAGTCCCGCAGGGCGTCGAGGAAGTAGCGGTAGCTGCTGAAGCCAACCTCACCGCGCCGAGTCGTGCGCACAACCTGGGGCCGGGTCAGGCTGGCCACCACGTCGGCGGACGCCTGCAAGGGCTCCCAGCCCTTGGCCTTGGCCGAGTTCCAGGCTTCTATCGGCGACAGGTGGCGCATCCGCATGGTCTCCACATCGCGCTCCTTCGGCAGGCCGCGATGGGGTGCATGGTTGTACTCGTCCAGGGCGTCCTGCAGCGCGGCGAAGAAGGGCTCGAAGGTCGGAATCTGTGTCGGGGTGATACCGCTGGCCAACTGCTTGCGGGACAGCCGGTGCACGCGGGTCGCCGCTTCCTTGTCCATGTCGGCGCCGATGTAGGTGTCGAAGGTCTTCGCCAGCCGAACCAGGATGGTCCGGTGTGCGCGCTCGATCACGCCGCGCGCCTGAGAGTTGTATGGGAGGGAGTGGGTAATCTCGCCGCCGAGGCGGTCGTTGACTTCGTAGACATCGGCGTTGTCGAAGCCGCCGCCGTTGTCGACGTACAGCACCTTGTACATGCCGCAGCGGGTCACGCCATCGCGCAGGGTGTCGAGGGTGGCCAGAGTGGACTCGGCCAGGTTGACGGAGAAGCCAGTGATCCGGCGGGTCGCCCAGTCGATCACCAGGGTGATCTCGGGGCGGAAGATTTGCCCGGTCAACGGGTTGATGACCTCAGCGTCAAAGGTATGGCCGTCCGATACCCACACGTCGTTGGGCAGTAGATGATTGGCCAGCCGCCGCTTGAAGGGCTGCAGCTCTTTCAACTCGCGGCTGCCCATGCGGCCCTGCTCGCGCGCCTCGGGGCTGAGC